ATGAGCCGATCCTGGAAGGCGGGATCGAGTGGTATGCCAGCGTGATGGGGAAAGCTGGCAGGCTGAAATGCAAGGTGGTCAGAGACGGCATCGTGAATTTTACAGAGGGGGACAAGGTGACTCTTCTGGTGGACGGAAAGATCTGCTTCAGCGGATATGTTATGACAAAGGAGAGGACCAGTGAGCAGATCATTTCTGTGACGGCCTATGACCAGATGTTTTATCTGGCGCGAAATAAAGCGACCTATGTTTTTGTGAACAAGGGGATGCAGGAGATCCTGCAGACCATTGGGGCGGACTATGGGCTGCAGATCGGTCAGGTTACGGACAGCGGATGGAAGATCCCTCAGCGGATCGAAGAAGGGGAGACCTTGATGGACATTATCCTGTCTGCCTTAGACATCTGCGGGTGTGCGACGGGTAAGGAGTATTTCCTGTTTGATCAGGGCGGCGCGCTGGTGGTGAAGGAAAGAGAGGAAATGGCAACGGATGCGGTGCTGAAGTGTGACGGGGGCATCAGTGACTACACCTATCAAACGGATATCAGCAGAGATACTTATAATGCGGTGCAGCTGTATCATGCGGGGCGAAAGGAAACAGAACGAAAGGCGTATCAGACGGAAAGCACAGAGAAAGTGAAGGAATGGGGCAGGCTGCAGTATTACAAAAGGGTGGCCTACACCCTCAACCAAGCCCAGCTGAAGGAGATGGCGGAAAGTATCCTGAAGCAGAAGAACCGCGTGGTAAAGAAGCTGATGATCGAAAATATCAATGGAGATATGCTGTTGTTTGCGGGGAACAGTATCTGGCTGGAGATCCCGGATCTGGCGGAGATCAGCCTGCAGGGGAAGGCGCTGATCGAAAGCTGTACCCATATTTTTGAAGACGGGGAGCATCGGGCACAGATGGAGATCCGTATAGAGGAGGCATAAGGATGGAACTGAAAAACTTTTTGAAGGAGAACAACGGATTCCCGGAAAACAGGAAGGTATCTGTTTCCCCCTGTTTTACGGAGGATGGAAAAGAGGTGCTCTGGGAGATCCGTGCGGTCAGCGAAGAGGAGTATAGCAGGACTGCAGAGGGCAAAAGGGATAAGTGGGCGGCTTTGTGTCTGCTTTCTGTGGTCAAGCCTGACCTGAGGGAAAAGGAACTCTGGGAGAGTTACGGTGTGAACAGCGGAGAAGCAGTCCTGAAGGAAATGCTGTATCCCGGGGAATATGTGCGGCTGCTGGAAGCGGTGAAGGAGATCAACGGGTTTCGGCAGCGCAGAAAGGCATGGAAGGAACAGGCAAAAAACTGATCACGGAGGGCGTGGATGAGGCAGACTATGCCTGCTATGCCCTCCGGAAATATGGGATACGCCCAAAGGAATGGGCAGAAATGACGACCCCTGAGAGGATGTTCTGCTGTGCAGTGATCGAGCTGGAAGTGGAAGCGAAAGAGATGAGGTGAGAAGGGGTATGGAGAAAGAGAGACAAGGTCTGTTTCAGAGGCTATTGAGCTTCTGGCAGGGGAAAACAGAAGCGGATGCGGAAAAAGGGATTGGCTTTTGGAACGGGGCGGAGCCGGAAGGGAAGCCTTTTGCAGAAGTGGGGAAACTGTTTTCTGTTGGCCGGGAGGAAATGAAAAAACCTTTCTGGGAGGAGACTGCTGACGCGGTCGTTGAAAGAAGGAAAAGGGAAGAAATGATTTTTGAAAAGCAGAAGATTGCGCCCGACGTTTTTGCGCAGCAGGAAACTGGAGAGGCTGTTTTGGACAGGGAGACTGTTGTGGAAGGAGAAGCGAAAAAGAGCATTTGGGAAAACAGAGAAGAGACAGTTGGAAAGAAAGGACGGATTTTTTCGGTAGATCTTTTTCGGGAGGATAAGGAGAAAAGCGGGAGTGAACTGTTTTTTATGGAATCACCCGAGGGGCCTCAGGAAAAGCGCGCGCGCATTCCTGCTCTGGCAGATGGGCAGCAGAAGAAGGAGCCGATTACAGAAGAACAGGTTCTGAAACAGGAAGTGATCCGAAAGAAAGAGGTACAGGCAGAGCCTGGGATCGATATTGAAAAACTGATGCGGCAGATGACGGAGAAACTCTGGGAAGAGCGAGAAGGCTGCAGCAGAAGATTCAGATAAAGGAGGCGGAAGGATGCTTGAGATTATCAAACAGCTGGCGCTGGATGTATCGGAGGCGGGGGCAGATTTCTGCATGGGGACAGTGACAGCAGAAAAACCGCTGTGTATCCGTCTGGAGGAAGGGCTGGAACTGACGGAAGAATTCCTGATCCTGACGGAGCACGTTCTGGAATGGGAGGAAACCGGACGTATCCGTACATGGGTAAATTCCGAAGGCGGGGAATGGTCTTATTACCGCATGATACGGGACAGAAAACTGCGGGCAGGAGAAGCCGTAGCGCTGCTACGGGCTGCCGACGGACAGCAGTATCTGGTGCTGGGAAGAGTAAGGAAGGAGGGATAGGATGACGCCGACACAGGAGGTAGAACTGAATATGGAAACCATCGAAAAACAGAGGATGCCCAGCCTGACTTGGAAAATCAATGAAGAGCGGGCGGAAGCAAGAGGAAATGTGGACGAACGGGAAGCCATGATGCAGGCGGTCCGGAAAATCCTTCGGACAGAGAGATACCGTTATGAGATCTATGACTGGAACTATGGACTGGAACTGGAGGAACTATATGGGAAAAATAAAACCTATGTGATCCCGGAACTGAAAAAAAGGATCGAGGATGCGTTGCTGGCAGACGATAGGATAACGGCAGTCACGGACTTTTCTTTTACACAGGAAAAGAACAGTGTGACGGCAGAATTTATGGTGCATACGATTTTTGGTGAGATCAAAGCGGAAAGGACGGTGGATATTTGATGGCAAGTTACGAGGCGTTGATGGAACGCAAACTGGATATGGTAGAGGACAAACGGGACAAGCGGCAGGGCAGCCTGATCTATGATGCGCTGGCACCCAATGCGGCGGAGACAGCTTCTTTTTACGCAGAGTTGGATATGCTGGAGGACAGGACCTTTGCAGACACAGCGCTGGGGGATGATCTGAGCCGCAGAGCGGCGGAAAGAGGCATTATGAGAAAGCAGGCGACCAGGGCAACATTTTATGGCAGATTTCTGGATGAAGACGGTGGGGAATATCCTGTGGATGCAGGCACCAGATTTTTTCTGGAGGAATATACATACAGGGTGCTTTCCCGAGAGGACGATGGAAGGTATGTGCTGGAATGTGAAACGGCAGGTGCCTGTGGCAATGACTATCTGGGGAATCTGGTCCCCTTTGCGACCATGGCCGGGCTGGCGGAAGCCACGCTGGAGGAACTGCGTACAGACGGCGAGGATGAAGAGGATGACGAAGAACTGCGAAAACGGTACTATGCCAGCTTTGCGGCGGATGCTTTTGGCGGAAATATCGCGGATTATAAAATGAAGATCGGTGCCCTGCAGAATGTGGGCGGCGTGAAGGTTTATCCTGCATGGAACGGCGGCGGCACAGTGAAAGTGGTCATTATCGACCGGGGATGGCGTGCTCCTGCGGAAAAGGAACTGGAAGAACTGCAGCTGCAGATCGATCCGGAAAGCAGGGGAGAAGGCTATGGCATTGCACCCATTGGTCATCAGGTGACAGTGGCAGGGGTGGCAGAAGTGATCTGTGATATTGGGATGACACTGGCCCTTGCTGCGGGAGCGGTGCAGGAAACGGTTCTGGCGGATATTCGAAACAGGATCGAAGCATATTTTGAAGAGATCCGAAGAAGCTGGGCAGACAGTGCCTATCTGACTGTGCGGATCAGTTATCTGGAGGCGAAGATCCTGGAAGTGGACGGTGTGGTAGATGTTTCCGACTGCAGCATCAATGGCAGCGGCGGCAATCTGGTGCTGGGGCCCGACGAGGTGCCTTTATTGGGTGAGATCGGAGGGATCGGCTGATGGAAAACAGATATGGGAAGTACTTGCCGGATGCGGTCAGGGAATTGCAGGAATTTCAGAAGCTGGCTGAAATAGAGGGCGTGATCCTGGAAGAAGAGGCAATGGCGAAAGAGGAACTGGTGGATAATCAGTGGATCCTGACAGCCAGAAGAGGCGGTCTGCTGCGGCTGGCGAAGATAATGGGTTTTCTGGGGGCAGAGATGCTGGAAACGGAAGCGCTGCGGGAGGAGATCCTCTATCGCTGGTGCAGCAGAAGCCCCTATACATATTTTCATTTGCAGGACTGGCTGGATGGCTGTCTGGGGGAAGGAAATTATCTGGCAGATCTGCGGAAGGAACAGTATTTTCTGCATCTGGTGCTGGAACTGCGGGTGAAAGAAAAGCGGGATTTCCTGCGGGAACATCTGCGAAATATCATTCCGGCGAATCTGGTGCTGGAAGTGGATCTGAATACAAATACCCACGGAGACCTGAAAGGGATTTCTCATGGACAGCTGAAGGCACTGCAACTGACCCATGCAAAGATCCCTTATGAGGACCTGACACCGTATAAAAAATGAAAAAAGACTGAAAGTGATCGCTTTCAGTCTTTTTTTCATAGGGGAAAAGGGGTACAATAAAGAAAAAACGAAGGGTCTGGAGAAAATGGAAGAAAAGAAAATGAAACCGGAAAACCCTTTGGGGTATGCACCTTTGGGCGGACTTATGCGAAAGTTTGCCATCCCCTCTATCATCAGTATGCTGGTAAACTCCCTGTATAATATGACAGACCAGATTTTTATCGGGCACAAGATCGGGATGCTGGGGAA